ATGATCCTAAAGCAATTGCTACAGCAGGTGTTGCTGCTCTGGCACCTGTGATTATGCGTTGGTTGAATCCAAACGATACTGCATTTGGTCGTACTAAGTAATACCAAATTAATTTAGAGGTTAAAATGGCACAAGTTAAGAATATCCTTATGAGGATATTGGCTACATTTGCTGCATCGGGTTTAAGTGTAATCGGTGCTGGCGCTATAGCTAATGTCCCTTTGTGGAAAGCCTGCTTCATGGCAGGCATCGCTGGCGTTGCCGTAGTTGTGGAAGGACTCTCACGAGCATTCCTAGATGATGGTAAACTTAGTCTAGATGAAATTAATGCGGTGTTTTCTAAAGTTGATAGAAAGAAGTCCGCAGAAGGAGATATTAAATAATGGCTAAGAGAACAGAATGGGATTATATTGTTGAAGTTAAGCTTCCAGTAGCACTGAAAGGCATTGAGCCAGGCAAATTGCACCCAAGTTTATTGAGAGATATCCCAGGCGGCGGTAAGTTGTTTTACCTTGCTGCTGATGCATGGTTGGCAATGGTTGAAGCTGCAAAGGCTGATGGCGTTGAGCTTAAACCTACGAGCAGTGGAGATCTGTATCGCAGTTATGACAGCCAAAAGGCAGGGTTTCTCACCCGCTACCAGCTTGAACCAATTCCTGGTCAGAGCACAAAAACTTTTGAAGGTAAGACTTGGTACTTGAAGAAGGGCATGGCGATGCTCGCTACACCTGGCAAGTCACAGCATAACCTCGGCTTGGCAGTTGACATTGCTAACGCAAGTGAAAAGAAGAGAATTAATTGGTTGATTGCTAATGTTGAAAAGTTTGGTTGGTCATGGGAAGTAGTTCCATCAGAGCCTTGGCATATTCGTTATGTCTGTGGCGATGCAGTGCCTCAAGCAGTGAAAGAATATGTTGCTCGTAATCCAAGACCAAGCGGACCATTCGGTTCTGTTGCAGATCAAAAAGCTGCTGCTGAAGTAAAGACTGCAGCGCCAGCTACTAATGCTACTGCTGCTGCTACAAAGAGAGTTATTAATCTAGGGAGCAAGGGTCCACTTGTAAAAGAGGCTCAAACACTTTTGGTTAAGCATGGTGTTAATTGTAAAATTGATGGAGATTTTGGTCCAAAAACATCACAGATGGTTAGAGATTTTCAAACTAAAAATGGAATTCCTGCAACTGGTGAAGTAGATCAAGCAACTTGGTCAATATTGCTGGCATAACCAATCTTTGATAATATCTTATAGGAGATATTATGGCTGCAACTAGAAATATTACTATTTATCAAGGCGATACCTACGCTCATGAGCTTCGTATTAAAAATAGTGCTAATGCTAATGTAACTATTACATCTAGAACTTACACTGGTCAGATTAGAAAGAAAAGAAACTCTGACACGGTTGCAGCAACATTTACATCTGAAATTACAAACGGTGCTAATGGCATCGTTGTCATGTCTTTAACCGCTGCGGCTACAGCGAATATTGCTGCAGGGACATATGTTTATGATTTTCAAGAAACTAATGGCACCGTTATCACCACACTGATTACTGGAACGGTAACGGTAACTGGTGAGGTGAGCAGGTAATGGCTGGGGACATCACAACCGTTCAAGTATCTAGTGGCGATGTTACATCCCTGTCTGTATCCACAGATATTTCAAATATTACGGTAGCTTCTGATATTACAGGGGTGATTGTACAAACAAATGACACTACTGTGCTGACGCAATCTTCTGGGACAATCAATCTCGCTTCGTTATCTCTAGCGACAGCGGAACCAGAGGCGGTTGCTCGGTCTGGGAGTGTTGGTGTAAGTGCTTTAGCGGCTAGGGCGGATCATGTTCATAGTGCAGCAAATCTATTAATGGATGGAGGAAATTACTAATGGCGAATACGCTGAGAATTAAAAGAAGGGCGACTGGTAATGCTGGCGCACCTACAAGTTTGGAGAATGCAGAATTAGCATTTAACGAAGTAGATAATATTCTTTACTACGGTAAAGGGTCTGGTGGTGTAGGTGGAACCGCAACCACTGTTGAAGTAATTGGCGGTCTTGGTGCTTTTCTTGCTTTAACAACTGATCAAACAATTACTGGCAACAAGACATTTAATGGCACAACGATTGTCGCAACTCCAACTGCAAACGGTCACGCAGCTACTAAACTTTATGTTGACACTGCAATTTCTGGTGTCACACTTACAAATACAGCAGTGACTGCCGCCTCTTATGGTGGTGCAGGAACTGTTGCTACATTTACTGTACAGGCTGACGGTAGGTTAACTGCTGCTGCAAACGCAACTATTTCAATCACTGCTTCACAAGTTAGTGATAGAGCAACAAACCTTGTAACGGGTCTGACAGGGACTGCTAATGAAATTGCAGTGTCAAACTCTGGTGTCGGTGCAGTAACTCTGAGCCTTCCATCTAATGTCACTATTTCAAATAATCTTACAGTCTCTGGAGATTTGATTGTTAATGGTAATACAACAACTCTTAACACAGCAACACTTGTTGTTGAAGATAAGAATATTGTTCTTGCCAATGTTGAATCACCAACGGACACAACAGCAGATGGTGCTGGGTTTACGATTAAAGGTGCAACAGATAAGACACTTAACTGGGTTGACGCAACAGATGCTTGGACATCTTCTGAGCATTTCAATATTCTTACTGGTAAGTCATTCTACATTGGGGGCTCAGCAGTACTTTCAAATACAACTTTGGCTTCAAGTGTTGTTACCTCAAGTCTTACAACCGTAGGAACTATTGGTACAGGTGTGTGGCAAGGTACTGCTGTAGGTATCGCTTACGGTGGTACTGGTTCTGCAAATGCTTCTGATGCAAGAACTGCATTAGGTCTTGCAATCGGTTCAAATGTTCAAGCCTACAGCGCTCAGCTCGCAGCGCTTGCCGCTAACACTGCTACAATTGATGGTGGTACATTCTAATTAAGAGGGGCTAATGGCTAATGTAATAAAAATTAAAAATTCTGGCACAGCTAGTGCTGCTCCGACATCTTTGGAATATGGCGAATTGGCTATTAATTATGCTGATGGTATTTTATTTTTTAAAGACTCAAGTAATGCGATTATATCATTTGATATAAAAGGTGTACTTAAAGTAGATGTTTCTGATTTAGCTGTTGATGTAGCAATGTCAATATTCTAGGGTGTAAAACCCTTATTCTGTTATAATTGAACTATGGATGATGTAAAGATTGAAACAAGTAAAACACTAACTTTAACACTTCCGAGTGATCCAACATCTAATGTGGTGTCAGTTAGTTTGTATCATGAGTTTGGATCACTTGTTTCTGGTCCAACAAACGCAACAAGATCAAGCACTGGAGTTTATACCATCACCTATGGTCAACAAGCGTCTGGTATCTATATTCTAAATGCTGCGGGGAAATACCGAGCTGACTTTACTTACACAGTGAGTGCTGTTTCGTACACTCAATCTCAGTACTTTAATGTCTACACCCCGTATATAGACATTGATACATTTTTTGAGGATCACCCGACTCTTGAAGATGAATGGTATGACAAGTTTGATAAATTAGAAAAAAAAGTAAGAAATATTATTAATACTTTCTGTGGTCAGTCTTTTGATTATTATCCAAATAAATATCTTGAAGTCATGGGTTCTGGAAAAAAATCAATTCATCTTCCAAACCCAATAGCGACATTGAGAAAGGTCACTGCAGATCCAGGAACTAATGATGAAATTGTTCTCCATGACTATGAAGATGCAACAATGAACCATATTGAAAAGATTAAAGAGCAACACGCATTCGGCGGCTCTTACTATGTGCAGTTTAGAAAATCAATTCTTGATAGCGTAAATGTCCTTTTAATTGTTAATAAATTCAACCCAGAGAGCGTGTACAGAATTGAAGGGGATTTTGGTTGGAGATTTGTTCCTAACAATATAGAACAAGCCGCTGACCTTCTCTTGGAAGATATGATGAACGATGACTCAATCTATCGTAGGCATGGTATTTACACTGCAGACATGGATGTGCTTAGAATTCAGACAGGTCAAAACTTCTATGAGTCAACAGGGAACATTGATGCAGACATATTGCTTATGGATTACACATTGTTTATCATGGACTATGTGGTTTAAATGGCTGTGCAGAATTATTTCAAATTCACTCACAAAGGGGATATATACGGAAAGACCACAAGCACAAATGATGCTGGTCAGAAATACGCATCGTACACAAAGGTAGATACAATATCTTTTCAATTTCAAGCCCCCAGCACCAGCTCTTCTTCTGGGGATGAAAGAAGACTGACTCCGTATCAGGACAATGTGCCAAAATTTGAAGCAATTGTCCCTAGGAAATCAGATGCAAGTATTGCTTATGGTAATAGATTTCAAAACATAAAGGATAGGGATAATGTTGTGGTTGATAATTCTATTTATGAAATAGTTGGAATACAGCCAAAATTTGGGATTCATGGCAAAAAACACCATACGATTGTTACGCTTAGAAGAGTTGTGGAGTCGGAATGATTAATGTAAAAATAACCAATAATTTGGATAAACTTGTTAACAGATTAGATAAAATTAATATTGAAATTCAAACTGCTTTCAGTGAAGTAGCAATGTCTAAAGGTGATTTTATAAGAACGGAATTGAATGACCGTTATGAGAATCTATTTGAAGGGTCTGAGATTGACTTTGTTCCAGGTGAGTCTTCTATGCGAATAACTATTACTTTTGCTGGAAAAAATTATTGGAAATTTGTTAATGGATACAAATTTAATTTAGATGAAATGTACGGAGTGGTTAACACATTAATTTCTGATATTGTTAAAGAGAGCATTGGCAATTCTTTACGAGGTGAATCAATTGGCTAAATTAAGTGTTTATGATGTAAATACTCATTTAAAAAATGATGCAGAAATACAGTCAATTGCGGGTAAAGTAATGAGCTTTGCCCCAATTGCCGCTACAAATGGTGAGTCAGCCCCGTTTGTAGTCTACTTCTACAGCCCATCAGTCCCCAACCCAGATGCTTACTGGATGAGAAAAGATAATATCAGGTATTCAATATTTGATACGGATGTAGATAGATTATTCAAAATTTCGGAGAGAATCCTGGAATTGCTCGGAAAAACTGGTACAATAGCTCAGGCGGGTGGAGTGACGGGTAGCAATAGTCGTATTCTTTCCAGCTATCAGACTGGCTCTAGTTTAGCGGCTCCTTTAGAGCTAAATGGCTGGTACAGAATGAATTTAGACTTTAAGATCTGCAATGTATAGAAGGGTATGGTAAAATAATAACATATGGAGTATAGTACTATTACATATATTGGTAAAACACCGAGCTATGTCGTTAAGCTTCGTAACTCAGTTTACGAATTTGAATGGAATAAAGGTCTCGGTATTGGCAATCGCCTTGGCGAAGTCAATGCCAAAGATATAGAAAAGATCGCTAAATGGCGTGATAAGAAAGGCAGAAAGATATTTCGCCTGGATAAATAGGAGGAAGTAAAATGGCAGTTAATGTTTCTAACATTATCGTTGGCGAGGCAACCATTAAACTTGGTACAAATGCTAACGCAACAAACATTGCAGCAATGAATAACTTTGCTGACATTGGAGCAACACAAAACGGTTTGGAAATCTCGTGGGAACCAGACATGGTTGATATTGAAATTGACCAATTTGGCGATGCCGCTAAGGTAATTCAGTCA